GTAAGAAGCGGTGGCGAACTTGGATAAGGGAAATCGTCACCGTCACTTACTGTGAACGATGCGGCAAGACGCTCAGAACGAAACGACGTTGGCGGTGGCGGTAGCAAATTCTTCACTCTTCACTCTTTACTTCTAAAGTTAAACCCATTAAAAAGAAAAGAAGAAATGGCGCAGGGACGCGAGTTTGCCAAGATGATGTGTGCCGAGATTATCTCCTGCGGGCTGGAGCCAAAGGAAGGCTTCACCCGTGAGCAAATAGCCGACGCAGCCCTGCAGACCATAAAAAATCGGCTGAAATGGAAGCGCCCCATATCATCGAAAGAGCGCGAAACTTATACGCTTGTGCGCCGAATCCTGTTCTCGGCGGCATTCAAGATGAAGTATTTCAAGCAGAACCAAAGCAGCAAATAAGTATTATTATCCAAAAAAGAAAAAGAATGTATATAACAGAACAATTAAAAAGACTGCGCAAGCAACAGGGATTAACACTTAAAGAGGTGGCACAACGATGCAGCATTAAGCCTGCCAATATTTCGAGTATTGAGAACGGGCGAGTAAGTCCAACGGCCGACACCATCGAACGCCTCGCCGAGGCAATGGATAGTGTGGTACTAATTCTGCCACGGGCATTACTTTGCTAATTTTGTAAAAATTATCAAGAATTATTAAAAACTATACGAAAATTTGTCGTGTGAAAAAAAAATGACTACCTTTGTATCGGACTTTGACTCTTTCAGCTCATTGTCTTGTGCAATTTTAGGGAGAGGTGCTGGCAATTTTGCGGCACCTTTTTTTATGTTTTGTTACCAATTTGTTACTCAACGCTGGCGGATATATGATTATTACGGTTTTCTTTGTTTTCCTTAATATAAAATTCACATAAAATGAGGGCAGCATGACGGGAGCATGGGCACGACATGGTAATAACAGGCTTCGGCCGTTGCGGTCGATATACAAAAATTTTCCGATATGTTGCCGAAATGTTGCCAATATGTTGTATATTTGTTGCTCGATTGTTACTCAATTATTATGCACAAGACAAAAGAACCAGTACGCCTGCGCGAGAAGAAACTGCGGAGCGGAGGCAGCAGCCTATACCTCGATATATACTTACACGGGCAACGAAGATACGAATTTCTCGGGCTATATCTTCGCAAGGAACGAACGAAGCAGGACAGGGAAGCAAATAGCGAAGTCCTGCGAATGGCCGAAGCCGTCAGGGCGCGACGGCAAATTGAAATACAATCCGAGTTGTTAAACATCGCGAAGCCAACCGTCGATATTACGTTATACCATTATATCGACCAGTATACGCGCATACTCGTTCGGACGCTTGCCCATCACGTATGGAAATACGAGCCAAATCAGCGAATACTACTGCGCCACATTACCCCGTTATGGGTACGAGGATTTCACGCCTACCTCGACAGGTCCCCACTGAAGCCAAATTCCAAAGTTGCGTATTTTAATTGTTTGAAACGAATTCTAAAGGATGCCGTACGACAGGGGTTAATTCCGAATAACCCTGCGCAGTACGTGGAGGGCTTTAGCAAGGAATCCGTTAAGCGAACCTATTTATCCATTGAAGAGGTGCGAGCCATCGCAGCCACAAGGAAGGGAAACGACAACGTACGCCGTGCATTTGTGTTCAGCTGCCTTACTGGGTTACGCTTTAGCGACATAAAGGCGTTAACGTGGGGAAAAGTGCAGGAATACGACGGCAATACGCGGCTCGTATTCCAACAGCAAAAAACTGGAGGGCTTGAATACCTCGACATCGTGGCCGAAGCAGTGGAACTAATGGGCGAACGTGGCACCGACGAGCAACGGGTGTTTCGTGTTACGACGATTCCGAGCGCGAACTACGCGCTGGAGGTTATGCGACGGGAAGCAGGCATAACGAAACATATCTCATTCCACACCGCACGCCATACGCACGCGACGATGCTCTTATCGCTCGGCGTAGACCTTTATGTGGTTAGCAAGTTGCTCGGCCATCGGAATATCACGACGACGCAAATTTACGCTAAGATTGTCGATAAAACAAAACAGGAGGCCGTTAATCGTATTCCTCGCATCCTTTCGGGGCAAACATCTTGCCCAGACCAGTCAGCAACCAGAACGCGCTCACGCCGTAACGACGAACCAGGGGAATAGCCCAGCCAATTTCGAAGTAACCACGTTCGCGGTATTTCCTTTGCACGTAAAGGTTACGCGAGCGAATGCCGTTCTGCTGGCAGTAATCACTTACTTTTAAGATTCTTTGCGCCCGACATTCCTCGAGGGCCAAGAAGAACCGCTCCATTACGTCCGTTGTGGTGGGGAGGTATTGTCGTGTCCTGCTCATTGTTTTTCGATTATGGTAAGTAAACGGTCTATCTGCTTATCCTTTTCCCGCATTAAGTCAAGCACCTTTTCGCTTATCGAAACGCTATTACCATTACCAGCCACGGCGATGCCGTGTTCTGCTACCGCGTTGTTTGCTGGGTAGAAATCCGCAACGGGTATATTAAGGGCTTTTGCTATATCTTCAAGTAACCCAGTTTTGATATCCTGTGCGCTAAAGGCTGCGTGCAGGTTTTGCGCGTTTTTCATACCCAAAAGACGCGCCAATTCGGATACATTTGCAAAACCCATATCCGAAAGTAAGTTTCTCAGTTGTTCTCCGCTCATAGCATTAGTTTTGAAGTGATATAAAAGGTATTTTTGAAATATTTTGCACTTTTTCCAAAGAAAATCATTAAAATATTTTTCTATTTCAAATATTCTTATTAAATTTGCAAATGAAAACATAAAAAGGTATTGCACAAATATACAAATTAATATTGTAACAAAACAAATAAAAACCCTAAAAAGCACAAAACAATGAAACCTAAGCAAGCCAGAAAATTAGCAAACGAATGGTATGAGACATTCGTAGAGTTTTACAACAAGGAGAAAGAGTACATTATCACGGCTGATATGTACGGAATCGAAGTCAAGCAAACCAAGCAAGGTATATTCAACGATGGCGACCTTATTCACAACTTTGCGATAGGTCACCGCCTTAATTACTACTTCGGCGTTGATGATAAGGGATTGATTTATGCCAGAATGTTCTAACACGATACGACCATGACACACGCACTAACACAACAGCAATTAGCCCAGGTATTAGATTGGGCACAAGTGGAATGCCGAGAAGAAGGCCAATTCGATATTGACATGGTATTCGAGGATAGCGGCATTAATGTATGGATAGCAGGTAATACGCACATTACGGCGCAAAGTTCCGACGCCTACGATTGGTATAACGATGGTTATAACGACGATGAGTACGAGCTGGAGCGCACGGCAACAATTACTGATGCTAAGGTGTTTTACGGCGGCGAAGAGTACGAACTGGACGCTAAGGACTACGACGTAATCAATAGTTACATAAACGATACAACTAATTTCAATTAATTACTAACGAGGCAGGGGCGCAAGCCCTTGCCCATAAAACAAAAAGAAATGGCGACATTTAAGGAAATTTATTTGAAGGCGAAGGCACGGAAGCGTGTAGTGCCTACGAACGCGCAACTTTTCATTAAGGAGGTTGCAAATTGCACGCATAAGAGTGAGCAAACGGTACGCTTGTGGCTGGCAGGCGTTCAACGACCAGACGAGCTAACGCAGGCGGTACTGGCCGCAAAATTCAAAACAACCCCACAAGAACTATTCCCAAGATGAAAGCACAAGAAATAATACGTCATGCCATAATGATTGTACTTGTGGCCCTGACAATGATTTGCCTATTCGGCACACCATCGAGCGAGTTTTATTCACGCGAGTGGTTATTGGCACTTATCGGAAGCAAGGTTCTCGCACTGATATTTGGGATATTAACGCACGCCCTCGCGTGTAGATGGTATAATCACTTATAACTATGAGCATCGAGGAAAGACTGGAAAGGCTGGAACGCCTTATAATTAGCGCGACCAAGAACGTGCTGAATACAAAGGAGGCCGCCGATATGCTGGGCATTAGTGTGGACCGCTTGCGACACCTCGTCAGCGAAAAGGAGATTGCCTATTACAAACAGGGCAACCGCGTATATTTCGCAAAGGCAGACCTGGAATCTTACCGCCTCGCACACCGCGTGGCCAGTAACGCAGAACTAAGAGAAAAAGCAATGTTATATTAACCCACTAAAACACAAGATTATGAAAGAGTTATTTACAATTCAGCAAAAGCTGAAAGTACCAAAGACAAACGAAGCAAAGAACAATGGACGCACGATGTACAAATATCGTTCGTGCGAGCAAATTCTGGAACTTGTAAAACCCCTATTATCGGCGGAGAAATGTACGCTTACGATTAGCGATACAATGGTGGCCGAGGGTGGCCGATTCTACATTATGGCAACGGCTACGATAACCAACGAAGCAGGAGAAAGCGTAAGCGCATCGGCGTTTGCGAGAGAGCCGGAACGTATGAACGCGATGAACGAAGCACAGGTAACAGGGGCGTGCAGCAGTTACGCACGCAAGTACGCACTGAATGGGCTCTTCGCGATTGACGATACCGACGATGCCGATGCCATAATGGCGCAGGCAAGTACCGCACACACGCAAGAGGACTGGAGGTCGGAATTTGCACAAGCCAGAACGGAAAGCGAAGTTCGCGCCGTATGGTATCGTTACCCGTACCTGCAGCATAATCAAGATTTTATTAACGAAGCCAATAGGCGCCGAAACGAAATTCTCAGCAACAATGGAACAAAGAACGCCTGAATGGTATCTCGCCCGTAAGGGTAAGATTACCGCAAGCGAGGTTGTAAACTTGCTTGGAAATCACAAAGAGAGTATGTCGGCCGAGGAATTGGCCGAGTATCGAACCGCAAACCCAAAATCAAGGGTTACTACAAAAGATGTACCCTTTAACGATACATCATTTACGTACCTTAACAAAAAGGTTGCAGAACTTTACATGGATGATATCGCGTTTCTCGAAGATGCCGACGCGAAGAATATTAATACGCGGGCACTGACGCATGGAATACTATACGAGGCGCAGGCCGTAAAGGAATACGAAAGCGTTACGGGCAACAGGGTACAACAGGCAGGATTCATTCCGTTGCGTGGTTTTGAGGATATTTGCGGAGGTTCGCCCGACGGCATAATCGAGGACGGAATCATTGAAGTTAAATGCCCGTGGAATAGCGAGGTGCATCTGGATTATTGCCTGCTAACGATCCCCGATGAATTAAAGGAATTACGGCCACAATACTACGCCCAGATACAGCTCAATATACTTGTAACGGGCAGTAAGTTCGGGGATTTTGTTTCCTTTGACCCGAGAATAACAACGGATTTACGGCTGAAGGTATTACGTATTCCGAAGGATGCAGCCTATTGCAAGTTATTAATGGAACGAATCGCGCTGGCGAATCTTTACATATATAACCGAATAGACGCTATTAACGAAACACAACCAATTATTACAAGCTATGAGTAACTACTACGGAAAGATTGACCTCACACGATTGGGGCAGATTATCAAGGCGCATCCCGAGCGCATTAAGAGAGTTCAGTTCAAGGATGGAGAGCACCAGCTCATCGATATTAATGTACGCGAAAAGGCGAAAGACAACTACGACAACGTGGCGTATATTAACGTGGGCGTTCGTTCTGCAGACCGCAAGGATGGCGTGAATTACTTCATCGCGGACCTTAAGGCGTCGCAGTATGAGGACGGCCCAAAACAGGCGAATCCGCCACAGCAAGCAGCGCCTGGTTCCTTTTTTGACGCAATGGGTACAAATGTACCACCGCAACCCCAAACTGACCCACAAAGCCAATTACCATTCTAACCATGAATTACGAGCAACAATTACAGGAATGGATGGCCAAGCACCCCGACGCTACCGAAAAAGAAGCGCAGGCGTGGAAAGATGGTTATAAACAATGTGTAACAAATTGGTGTACCCATGAAAGATAAAACTATGAAAGACTTGAATGGAATAGTAACCGACGCGTCGGCTAAGGAAAGAGAACAAAATCGGCGCAGGGATATACAAGCGCGTGCCCTGCTTTCGTATGTACGTGACGGCAGCGCGGTAATACGCCGCGTAATGATTGGCAAAGAACCGCGAGAGATGGTCGTTAAACGATGAATAAGAACGGCTATATAAAAATATCGCGTTCCATAACCTCGCACTGGCTATGGCAGGATGCAGAACGGCTACGTTGGTGGCTCGACCTGCTCCTGCTCGCCAGCTGGGAGGATACGGAGATAATACACGACGCACACAGGTTTACGCTTAAACGCGGGCAGTTAATTGCATCGGTAGCGCATCTCAAAGAGCGATGGGAGGTAAGCCACCCAACCGTTATTAAATTTCTTTTGCTTTTAGAGGCTGAAGGCATGATAACGCGTAAAGTGCTTTATAGCAAAATAGCCATTATAACTATTTGTAATTATGAGACTTATCAAGGAGTAGAAACTGCACCCGTTTATAGCACACTTTATAGCAAAGTTTATAGCACACTTTATACAAATAAAGAAAATAAAGAAATAAATAATATTAATAATAATAATAACGCGCGTGAGAAAGAAATAGAACTCATAAGCAACGATGCAACCTACGCCGAGGTTATGATGATGCGGCACCACCTTACGAGAGAGCAATATGACCAACAGGTGCGCGACTTTTTCCTCGACTGCGACTGCAACGGCGTACAATGCCACGAAAACGCAAAAGACCTAAAATCACATTTCAATAACTGGTTAAAACTTAACAAAGGACAACACAATGGAAAAGAGACAAAGCACAACCAGCGTCGGCCAACTGCTGCAACGCTTGGGGAACGAAAAGACTATGAGGGAGCGTTTTGATGCTCGCGCTCGAGTTAATAAACACGGCGCGGTGGAAATATTGCACCAGCTAATAAGCGACGAGGTAAACAAGCGCGGCCGTGAAGTTATATTATCGCCAGAACTTGCCGTCATCGAGAATAAAGTAGCCGATTGGTTGCTTGGCACGGGAAAGCCCTGGTTAATGCTGTGCGGCAACGTGGGCGACGGAAAAACAACGGTGCTTAACGCTATACAACGATTCATTACGCTTTACGATATTGAAAAGCCAGCACGCGGTGGACGCCTTAGCGAATACTGGAGAATGTCTATCGTACAGGCAAACGAATACGCAAGAGCATACGGCGGGAAGCCCGATATGGTATGCTATTACGAAAACTGCGATATACTCGGGCTTGACGATATGGGCGCAGAACCTGCAGAAACGCTCGTATACGGCAATCCCACATACCCGATTATAGACCTATTGCTTGCACGTTATGCGCGAGATAAGCAGGTGGTAATTACGACTAACCTAAAGGCGAACGAAATACGTCCACGTTACGGGGATAGAATCGCCGACAGGTTAAATGAAATGTGTGAGAGAGTTATATTCCCAATTAACAGTTATAGATAAACATTAACTTGCCGAGAACAGGCCGACGCACTAATTGCAGAATTAAAAAAAATAATAACTATGGAGAAAGAAATTAAAATCGAGATTAAGAATAGATGGACTGGTTCTATTATATTTGAGTATTCAAAAAAAAAGAATACAATTAAAGATACCTTGGAAGAGGCCAGAAGACGCGATGCTGACCTTAGCTGTGCTGACCTTAGCGATGCTAACCTTTGCGATGCTGACCTTAGCGGTGCTGACCTTAGCGGTGCTGACATTTGCGGTGCTGACCTTAGCGGTGCTGACCTTTGCGGTGCTGACCTTAGCGGTGCTTACCTTAGCGGTGCTTACCTTAGCTGTGCTGACCTTAGCGATGCTAACCTTTGCGGTGCTGACCTTTGCGGTGCTAACCTTAGCGGTGCTAACCTTAGCGGTGCTGACCTTTGCGGTGCTGACCTTAGCGGTGCTAACCTTTGCGGTGCTGACCTTTGCGGTGCTAATAATATTCCATTTATACCGATGTCTTGCCCGTCGGATGGCGCGTTTATCGGGTGGAAAAAGGTAGGTGAATATCTCGTCAAACTACTAATCCCAGAGGACGCTCGAAGATGTTCGGCAACTGGTTGTAAATGTCGTTGTGATAAAGCAAAGGTTATAGAAATAACAAGTATTAAGGATGCCGGGGAATCAATAGACGGGGTTATAAACAATAGCTACCACAAAACCATCTATAAGGTCGGAGAATTTGTTTATCCCGATAGTTTCGACGAAAATAGATGGAACGAATGTTCTCACGGCATCCATTTCTTTATTGACAAGGGAGAGGCAATAAGGTATATTAATTAAAGCGATGATATAGTTATGGAAGCACCAGAGGAAGGGATGGAATTTAAGGATAAGCAACATGGAGGTAAGTGGGATTGGCTGGATATTCTTGCTACATTGATGGGAGGCATGATTGGTCAGGCTATACAAGTATGTATAATTGTTTTCTGGTTAAAATGATACACGCGGAAAGTATGATTCAAAAAGAGTGCGTACGCTGGTTTAGACTGGCGTACGCACAACTCGCGCTAAACCTTTTTAGCGTGCCAAACGGAGGCAAGCGCAACCGTATCGAGGCGGCCATTATGAAGGGCGAGGGAACAGTTGCGGGTACGGCAGACCTTATACTGCTTTACCCATCGCAAGGGTATCACGCGTTATGTATTGAGATGAAAAGCCCAAAGGGCGTACAACGCCAGTCGCAAAAGGATTGGCAGAGGGTCGTGGAGGCGCAGGGATATAAGTATATCATTGTACGCTCATTTGACGAGTTCCGGGCGGAGGTATCGCGGTATATCCGTGGCCGTTTATGAAATTTCTTACAAAAATATTTGGTTACTAATAGTAATTATTTTAACTTTGCCCAGAGGAAAGAAAATAAAATGCGGAAAGAAAAATAATAATATTTCAAAACAAGTTAGCCGACAAGATTATGAAGGAAACGAAAATTCACGACCTTATCCCAGACGATAATAATTTCAATGAAGGGACGCAGTACGGGCAGCACTTAATCGAGGAAAGCCTGCGCAAGTTCGGAGCAGGGCGCAGCGTACTGATTGACAAGAATAACCGCATAATCGCTGGTAATAAAACCATCGAGAACGCAGCTGCCATCGGTTTGGAAGATGTTATCGTGGTGGAAACAACTGGAGATAAGATTGTGGCCGTCAAGCGTACCGATGTGGACCTCGATAGCCAAAAAGGGCGCGAAATGGCTCTTGCTGACAATGCTACTGGCATGGATAATCTTCGATGGAATGAAGATGTGTTAAAACAAGCGGAAGCACAGTTCGGTATTGCGCCAAGTGAGTGGGGCGTAAATATGGCAACTATTATCGAGCCAGACGATTTCTTCGAGGACCTTCAGGGCGAAGCCAAGAAAAAAAGTGAACATATAGTTATAGAGATTCCCAACGAATACGCTGGTAAAGTTGAGGATATCAAAGCGATTATTCGCGAAAGTTTAATCGAATACGAAGGTATAATTATTAAGTCGAGATAGATGGGATGGCCATCGTAATGAAAGGCACCCACCTTTGTAAGACCATGCGAGGCGTCAAGAGTAACGGCGAAATGACTACGGCGTACCTGGCTGGGATATTCAAAACCGATGCTAATGCTCGGCGCGAATTCTATAAACTGGTTAACATGAATAAATAACAAAACAAAAGCTATGACAGAAAAAGAAATAAGGGCGATGTTTGCACCCGTAAAATGTGACAATCAAATCGAGTTCGATGAGCGTATGCACGCCATCAACAACCAGCAGAGCATCGAGAACCACCCGTATCTCGACCGTCTGCGCGAGCTAAACAAGCAGCGCACACTCATTGAGACGCAGAAGCAGGCCCTCAACATTCAACTGAACGCTATTAAGGCAGAGCGGTTGGAGATTGAGCAGAAACAAAAGGACACGAATCGAGTATTCCATGCTATTAAGCACGAGCTAATAGAACTCAACCCTAAAGGACTGAAGAATGCGGAGCAATAATAAATAACAAACCACACGGCAATAAAATGGCACTGACAAGAACGGAAGCTATTCAGCGTTGGAAAGACGTTGCGAACGCGGTATTTTGTGCGGCGGGGGCAATTAGCGAAAAGTGGAATAAACGACTAAACGCTGCACAGGGCGCGACCAGTGAAGAAAAAAAGCAGCTCGCCGACGAGTATTTAACCGCCATCGCCACCGAAATTGTCAACCATACCACCGACGAACAACTGAAAGAAATGTTTAGACATGGGAAAGGCAAACAGGGAAACGACGGCTGAGAATAAGGCAAAGGCACTGGAGCTATTTCGGGCCGATTCGTTCACAAAGACGGAAATTTGCGAGAAATTGGGAATCAGCCGTTATGCACTCTATGACTGGCTGAACAATGACCAAGAGTTTGCGGCAGCCGTAAAGCAGGCGCGACAGGAAATGCTCGACAAGATTACGTGCGAGGCACGTGTATCACTGCGCAAACTGGTGCAGGGTTATACGGCCGAGGAAACGACCATTATTTCCGTTCCCAGTAAGACGCGACGCGACGCCCTGGGAAATCCACTGCCAGAAATTAAAGAGCAAAAAACGATACGCAAGCCAATACCTCCGAACACGGGTGCCGTAATCTTTGCCCTTACCAATGGCGACCCCGATACGTGGAAGCAGCGACAGGTGCAGGATATTAGCGCGAAGGTGGATGCCGCGGTCGAGGAAACGAAGCGATACGACCTTAGCGCAGTACCCGACGAAGAATTACAACGGCTTGCCGACTTAATGCAGGAATCCGAACATGAAAGTCTAAAAGAATGACACACGAAGAATTAAAGGCTATGACCGTGGGACAGGTTATTGACCTGCCATTATACCACCGCGAGCTGGAGGTCCTAATGACCGCACGCACGGAAGCGTATAAGAATTATCCCTATCGTACCCCGATAGACCATGTAAAGGACATCGGTGCGTGGAACGTGGATTCGATGTGCGAGATATACAAGGCCATTATAGACAAAAGTTGCAAGTTGCCGAGAAGCGTTCGCGACGACGTTGAACGCCTTTGTAAGATTGCGTACATAAAGACCTTCAAACAATTACAAGCGGAGTGCAGTAATGACGCTAAGTGAGTTGCGTGATAACCCTATCGTAATCGTAAGGGAAGCGGCACGGAAATGGCTAAAGAACTTCGCGTGGTATATCGACCCGAAAATGGAGTTCAAACCGTTCCATGTCACTTACTATCGCATACTTACGCTCTTTGCTTACGGAAAGATACGCAAGTTAATTGTTCAAATCCCACCACAGCACGGAAAAAGCAGCGGTAGCAGCCGATTGTTGCCGGCCTTTATGCTTGGCTTAAATCCCGACTTGCGAATCTGCATTGCATCGTATTCTGGAAATCTTGCCCGAGACTTTAATCGTGACGTGCAACGCATTATTGACACGCCCGAATACGCAGAACTATTTCCGGAAACGACGCTTAATTCTTCCAACGTAGTAACCACAACGAACTACCTGCGCAATAGTGAGGTGTTCGAGATTATCGGGCACAGGGGAAGCCTGCGCGTCGTTGGTCGTGGAGGTTCACTAACTGGTAAGTCGGTAGACATTCAAATACTCGACGATATATACAAGGACTACGCCGAAGGTAATAGCCCAGTCGTACGTGATGCCGCGTGGAACTGGTATACAACCGTAGTACGCACACGCCAGCATAACCAGAGCCAAGAATTAATCGTCTTTACCCGTTGGAATGAGGACGACCTTATCGGGCGGCTGGAGAAAAGCGGCGAGACCATAATCGAATATACGGGCGAAGAGGCCTTGGAAACAATACCAAAGGACGCATATCTGCGAATTAATTTCGCCGCGTTAAAGGAGGGCAAACCTAACGCCTACGACCAACGCACGGAGGGGGAGGCTCTATGGGAAGAGAGACATTCGCGCGAGAAATTGCTGGCGCAGCGAGAACTCGACCCCGTACAATTCCAATGTTTGTATCAGGGAAACCCGATAAGCGCAGAGGGCAGGCTATACAAACCTTTCCGCACGTATACCAGCCGCGAGGATTGGGGGCGATATATTCGGAGTGGCTGTTATATCGATGTGGCCGACGAAGGCAGCGACTACCACTGCGCAGTGTGTTACGATATAGTTAAGGCCGAGACGCAAGCGTATAACGAACAAACGCGCAAGTTTGAGCCGATTTTGTATGCCCTTATTACCGACATCGACATGACGCAGGAAAACACCGAAGTAACCGAAGTTACAACGCCCGCGATGATTAACCGATGCGGGACGCAAAAGGTATGGGTAGAGAGCAATAACGGCGGAAGCCAGTATGAAAAGGTAATTCGTAAGAAAATACGCGCCATTACGGCCCCATTTGCCCAGCGAGGCAATAAGGAAAGCCGAATTTTAACGGGTAGCGCAAGCGTTAACGCGCAGATTATTTTCCCGTTGGGTTGGGATACGAGATGGCCGACGGCTTACAAGGAATTAACATCGTACTTGCGCAATTTCGCGGCCAATAAGCACGACGACCTGCCCGACGTGCTGACGGGTATCGTGGAGAAAGAGATAACGCCATGTAACGATAAGCCGTATAACGCGGCCAATATGGGCGTTACGATAAGATAGAACGCATATCGCCATCGGTAGGCTTTCCTATTTCCGCCTACCGTTTTCTGGTTCTTTCCGCGCCCCATTCGTTGTGAAACGCGTGGGGCTTTTTCGTATACCTAAATTATACCTAAATTATGCCTAAATTTTACCTAAACGATTTCTTTTGTTTTGGCAAAACAAAATTTTCGGCAAAATGTTTGGTTATTATTAGTAACTATTTGTATATTTGCTGCGAGATATTTCCGCGGCAAGGGGTAAGCCGTAATGTAAAACACCCAAAATTAAAGAAATTATGCTTACTTGTTCTTGCCCTGCAGCCGCCGCCCTGACAAGCATTGACGCGGTTAACTGCGCACAGAATTTCGGGCAGATTCAAAAACTTGCTTTCCAACGCCTGCGCAAAACTGACGGCACTCGTAACTCATTTGGCGATACCGCCAGTATTTTGCTGTTGGCTTCGTGGACGCCCAAACTGACGGCCGAGGACGGCACAAAGATTGTCGTAACACCGTACATCAACAACCCAACAACCGAAGCAGGCGAGGCCCGCACCGTTGGCGGTGGAAACGAAAGCCTCGGCGGTATTGAAAGCATTATCGGGGCAAACCCGACAACCTTTACGTCCGTTTTGAACGGAATGCCTCAAAACGTCATTAAGCAACTGAAGACCTTAATGTGCGAGGCACAGGGCAACAACCTCGGCGTATACCTGTTCAACGAGGCTGGGCAGATTGCTTGCATTAAGGATGAAGCAGGCAATCATTACCCCATCCCCATCCGTTCCCTGTTTGTTGGCGACAAGAGTTTCGGCGGCTTTGAGGGCCTTGACACCAACGCCCTGTCGTTCTCATTCCCGCCCAACTACTCCGACGATATGGTTATCGTTGCTCCTACCGACTTTAACCCGTTGACGGATTTGGTTGTCGCATAATCGCCATAAAAACTCGCAGCAATGACCAAATCGACACAAATAACGCTTGTAATACCGCAGAGGGGAACAAAGATTACCCTCTCGGTAGAACACGCGGAAAGATTACTGCGAATGACACGAAATGGCGGTTGGCAACTGCCCAGTAATTCCGAATACGTTTTCGAGAATGGCATTATCAGTAAGAGAAGTAAAGGAAAGGGCAAGAGAGGGAAGGAATAGTTCGGTTAAGACGCGGGCCTTAGTCCACCAAAACCGACTGAAATTCCACTGCGAAACCCGTCTCACGCGCTGCACGACGCAGCCCGTGAGCGACTTCCTTGCGTTTGCCCAGAACCTTTTGCCTCACGATAAGTTCAAAACCTTTAACGAACTATTTCGTATGCCCTGCGCGACCATCGAACTTACTTCGGTTTGCTTTGACAAGTTAAGCCGAATCTTCGATGGTCGTAACCCCGCTTTTAACTACCAGTTCTTAAACACGGAGCAAAAAGACGATTGGGAGTGGTATCGTAAAGAGGTTTTACACGAGCCGAACGTATGGCAGACAACGGGTTGGCAGCACTTCAAAACGGAAATCAATTCCGTTCTCGTCGTGGATATGCCTGAAAAACAGGACGACGACGACCGCTACCCGCAACCGTATTTCTATTGGCTTCCGATTGAGCGCGTAATTGCGTTCGACGCTAATAAGCAGACGGGCGTAATGCGTTATATTATCTTCCGCGAGGGGGATGATAAGGTGGTGGCCATCGATGATGAATCGTACCGAATTTTCAGCGCAAAGAACGGGATGCCCGAGAACCTTGTTAGCGAACATCGCCACGACATCGGTTACTGCCCCGCCCGTTTCTTTTGGAACGAGGCCATCAGCCTTAAAGACCCATTCGTAAAGGCTTCTCCCATTACTAAGGTATTGGCGCAACTGGACTGGTATCTATTCTACCATATCAGCAAGCAGCATCTCGACCTGTACGGGTCCTATCCCATCTATTCGGGGTACGAACAAAGGTGCGACTTCAGTAATGAAGAAAATGGCGACTACTGCGATGGCGGGTTCTTGAAAAACAAGCAGGGGTATTACTTGCTTGATAATGCGGGGGAATTGGTAACCTGCCCGAAGTGCGGAAAGAAGCGCATTATCGGTGCAGGGTCATTCGTTGAAATACCCGTCCCCGTTGGCGAGCAACCCGACCTCAAGAACCCCGTACAAATGCTATCCGTTGACCGTAGTGCGCTTGATTACAACGTCAGCGAACACGACCGCCTGCGCGATGAAATCATTACGACGGTGGTAGGGCAGAACGAGGAGATAACCCAACGCGAAGCCTTTAACGAGCAACAGGTTCGCGCCGCGTTTGAAAGCCAAAGCACGATACTCAACCGCGTGAAAAAAGGATTCGAGGAGGCACAAGAGTTCGTTGATAGTACCATTTGCCGCCTGCGTTATGGCGAAAACTTCGTGAGCGCGAAAATCAACTACGGCACTGAATTTTTCCTGCTTTCCCCGAGCGAGCTACGCGAGAAGTACAAGGCCGCGAAAGAGGCAGGAATGAGTGAAGGCGAATTGGATGCCCTGCACACGCAAATTATTGAAGCGGAGTACAGAAACGACCCTACGCAAATGTCGCGAATGTTGACACTTGCAGACATTGAGCCATACCGCCACCTTACGAGGTCGGAGGTTATGGACCTATACGACAAGGGCTTGGTAGGAGAAGATGACTTAAAAGTAAAACTTAACTTCTCCTCATTGATTAAGCGATTTGAAAGAGAGAATGCGAATATACTGGAGTTCGGCACCGCCATTCCGTATTCGCAGAAAATTGAATTAATAACCAAAACACTTAAAGATTATGTTAGTGAATGAAAAGGGTAACGTTCACGAAGTTAACATTCTGGACGTAACCGCCGAAAACTACATTTGCCCGAAGGGAGAGGAAAGGGTATACCACTGCCGCATCGAGCAGAAGCAGTTCAACCGCGACACTGGGGCGCGTCAAAGCAAACCACGTATCCAGAAGTTTGAGAAAAAGATGTTCGAATCGTTCCTCCTGCACAACTTGCGCAGGCAGAACTATACCGTAGACATCCTTCACGACCCCAACGTCTGGGAGAAGGAACACGGGGAAGCCGAACGTCAGCGCATCGCAGAGGAAAAGGCACGCATCGAGGCAGAGCGCAGAGAGCGCGAAGAGGCCGCAATACAGGCACGCGTCGATAAGGCGGTAGCCGAAGCCCTTGCGAAGCAAAAGAAGGGTCGCGAGAGCAAAGTAAAGAGTAATAACAACTAAAAAGACAGGCTATGATTACAAATGAAATGCTTGAAGCGAATGGAACTCTTGCCGCACTGACGGCGGAGCAGAAATCTGCCATTGTTGAAATCAGCAAGGCAGACGAAGGTATCGTAATCGGGGAGCGCATCGGACGCATATACACCGACCTCGACAATGACATTCTCGCCGCCAGCGGAATCGCAAAGAATGGCGCCGAGAAAACATACGCGTACGCAAAGCGCGTTATTGGCGAATTGAAGGCTGGAGGTAATGCCGAAGAGTTGAAGTCCCAGATTGCAACGCTAACCGAAGAAAAGGCCAAGTTGCAAAAGGCCATCGAAGAAGGCGCTGCAGATGCCGAAACAAAAAAGGCACTTGCACAGGCTAAAACCGACCTTGCCGACATTACGAAAAAGTACACCGACCTTAACACACAGCTGGAGCGCGAAAAGACGAAGCACCAGAACGAGGTTCAGGGCCTGCGCGTATCGATGGAAATTGAAAGCGCAGCAAAGGACATTAAGTTCAAGCCGTCAATTCCCGAGAGCGTGACAAAGGTCGTACTGGCCAATGTAATTGAGAAGATGAAGGGCAGCGCGGACTTCGTGGATAGCGAAGGCAAAAAGACGCTCATCTTCAAAGGCAAAGAAGGCGAAGTTTTGCGCGATGCAACCTTACGCCCACTTAATGCTGCAGACCTACTGACGCGCGAACTTTCTGCAATGGGAGTGCTGGAAGAGCGCAGGCAGGGAACAGGTGCAGGCAGCACGGGCGCAGGTGGCAAGAACGACCCCGAAGTGATGGATATCAGCGGGGCTAAGACGCAGGCCGAAGCCGACAAGATTATTCACGCCGCACTGGCCGCTCGCGGACTTGTCCGTGGAACAAGGGCATACCAGGAGGCGATGGATAAGGCATGGAAGGATAATGCCGTTAACAAGTTACCAGCGTAAGGGGTAAACGCGAAATTAATGTTTAACCTCTAAAAATTAAAGTTATGAGTTTAGTTGCGACAAAACTGCAAAACTGGCGCATCGAGGACGAACGATTCGATAAGAATATGTTCCGCCCTTACGAGTATGGCGCACTGGATTTCTTCATCGAGCAAACCGACGCTCCCAATAGCGTAATCTCGCCCGAGTTGCGTGACCGTGCGTTCGCAAGCATCGGTAATACGGTGCAGATTCCCGTTCTCAACTACGATGAGAATGTAAGCGTAAGCACGAGCCGTTCGTGCGTTATCGCCGACGACGAGAACACTTCCGCCCTTTACACGATTGTATGGGCAACGTATCAGGTAGGTTTCACAATGACACCCGCCGCGTACATGAACAACGAGATTACCTACGAACACGACTTCCGCCGCAAGATGGAGAAGATTACGCGTGCGTTGGCTAACACCCTCGACCAGGCAGCCATTACGGCCCTCGAGGCAGCAAAGACACAGGTGTTCACGGACAACCTCGGCTACACCGTTACGGGTAACACCGTAATCGTTCCCGACGCTATGCGTACGGAGATTCTGGGCGACACGAACACGCTGATGCGTGCCAATTCGTACCCCGCTCCCATTCACATCATCGGCAACGGCGGCGTAGATAAGCTCGTTCGCAAGCTCGCCCAGCATGGTCTCTACAACGACGTGAACAAGCAGCTCGAGTTCGAGGATAAGGTACTGCACTTCACCACCAACCTCGCCAACGCGACAGGCTATAACGCCACAATGTACGCCGTTGAGGATGGTAACGTGGCAGTTTTGACACGCGTAGACCGCGAGGCCCTGCGTCGTGCATCTGCCAACTTCCACGAGTGGGACGTTGTTCGTCTGCCGTTTATCGACCTGCCCGTAGGCAGCCATTACTACACTGCCGTTGGCGACCAGAGTGCTATCGCAGGCGCCGCCACCGAAGACCTCACTTGCGGTGTGAAGGAATACTTCGGCTTCAGCGTCGATGTCGCATTCCTCGTTGCCTACAATTCTGCACCCGAAACGGTGGCCAATCCCATCATCAAGGCGCAGATTGCAGCACCGACTGCACAGCAGCCTATCTCAATGCCGGTATTCGTGACCAACGCTGCCGACTTTCCCAGCGGGACCTGATTTTAACGATGATTTCTCCGATGATTTCGGGTAAGAAAGCGTAAATCGTGGTTTGGGGGATGGGGCGTGTCCCCGTCCCCCACTCTTTTTAACAAAGATAACAATATGTATCAGTTAGACACAATTATAGACGCGCTAAAGAGCGTAGTTGGTTGGGATAGCGAGGGATATGCCTTGCCCGCAAGTGTGCAGGAAAGCGAGAGCGGATTGACATTCCAAATGGCGCACCCGTTGGTAACCATTCCCAATGTCGACGCAATTATGCGCGAGCGTGACGACCTGCTTAACGATGATTACCTTTTGCATTATCCGAATGGCGGGGAACCAGTCTTCCCAGAATGGCAGGAGAGCGCGGAGTACAAGGTCGGCGACAAGGTAGCACTGCTCGGAGTGTATTACATCGCCCAAAAAGAGGCCAGCGCGGGCACGAATCCAGCCGAAGATATTGCCGATGGCGGCAAAACGTGGAAGGTATATTCGCCAATGGGCGACTACCTTGCCAAGTTAACACGGACGGGAATTACACAGGTCGTGCAACGATTCCTCGCCGAAAAGAAGATCCGGAACGAGAGCAAGGCACTGCTGGAGCATCGTACATTCTTCGACGGCGCGGGCCGACTTTCCGCAACCCTGCAGAAGCACGGACGCATGGTTGGTTACGAGATTACACCCGTACGTGGCGCAGGCGTGGCAATGTGGCTGAACCGCGTCGGGTTGCAGTTCCGCACCGACCGCCAATTCGACTTGCCGATATACCTCTTCCATTCATCACGGGCGGAAGCCGTGCAGAAGATAGTCGTACGTTACGACAAGGTTAACGGTACATTCCAGTGGGCAGATTACGGCGATACCTACTGCCCTTATACAAGCGACGAGATTAACGCAGGCGGTTCGTGGTACTTGTGTTATTGGGAGGGCGACCTGCCCATTACGGCCGAGGCAATCAATATGACGAAAGACTGGTCGCGTGAGCCATGCAGTACGTGTGGAATCAGCAATCTACGGGCATGGCGCGAATTAACGAAGTACGTGCAGATAAGCCCGTTTTACGCGCCCGTTGATAACCAGTGGGGCGAACACCCGCAACTATGGGACATTGAACAAAATATTTACACCTGCACAACGAGCTACGGGCTAAACGTGGAGCTGACTATCGGCTGCGACATTACCCCGTTCATCGTGCGCCAGCGCAGTATCTTCGCTGACGTAATCGAGAAACAGGTGGCCTACAACCTTCTGCGCACCATGTCGATGAACCCCGATGTCCGCGTGAATCGTAACCAGAACAACGTGGGACGTATGGACGTTCTTTACGAACTCGACGGCGACACACGAGGCAGGCGTGGCGGCTTGGGCACGGAACTTGACAAAGCCTACGCGGCTCTTGAAATCGATACGCAGGGAATGGATAGAATTTGCCTGACTTGCAATAACTACGGAGTTAGATATACGACGACATAATGACGCTTGCGGGATTACGGAATAACGTAAAGGCCATTCGTGACGGCCTCGCCGATGGCTCGATAATGCGAAAGGTGCTCGACCCTCGCAGGGATGAGATTATGACCTTTCAATATCAGCAGCTATTCGACGGCAAGGGAAGCAACGGCGAGGATATACGCCCATACTATACGGAGGACGTTAAACCTCGCGGTTACTTCCGTTCTGTCGAGGAGGCACAGGCGTACGCCCGTTGGAAAGAGACGGGCATACCCTATCCGTTCAAGGCCAATCGTAACCCCGACGCGCCAAACCTTTATATTAATGGCAAATTTCACTCCGAGCTCGACGTTTACTTGCTCCCCGATACCATCGTAATTAACGCCAGTACGCCGTACGCGGCTGGTATTGTAAATAAGTACGGCCTCGGCACGTTTGGCCTGACGGCTGAAAGTTGGGGCGAAATGCTTAACGAGCGCGGCGTGGCGCAGGACGTTATGGACTATATTATACAAGAAATTAATAATGGCTAAACTATACCGAAAAGCAACCCCAGCCCTATTCGAGAGGGTTATGAGCGATATTCAAGAAGGCCTGTCGGCGAATATCGGTTGGCTCGACAATATTTTCGCAAAGAGCGAAAGGGTACAGCGCATCGTTAATGACAGGCGGTACTTTGAACCATGCTGGTATACGGGGCGCGACGAATATATCACGCTGACGCCGAGCCAGCACCTCGGCAATTACGCGTTCTTTGTACTGGGCGAACCCATGGAAACCTCGTTTAAGGTATGGGGCAGTACAAAGATACAAGCTCCGTTCTCGCTTATATTATGGTTCGACTTGCGAGAAATCGATTCTAACGCGCGAAATATCGAGGGGTTGAAGGAAGTCCTATTGAAGGTCCTAAACGGCGTTATACGGCCCGCAGAGGGCAGTTATACGGTGGAAAAGATATACGAGCGGGCGGAAAATGTGTGGCAGGGCTTCACGCTCGACGAAACGGATAACCAGTTTACGATGTCCCCGTTCTGCTCCCTACGTATATCTGGCACAATGACAGCACACACACAATGTAACTAAAAGAAAGAATTATGGTAAATTTACTTGCAATTTCAGTGATTTGCGCCTGCGTGGCGGCATTTATCGTAACGCTCCTGCGCAAGTGGGGCGTGACGGAGTATTTGGAGGTTAACGGCGACGACCTTATGCAGAAGCTCGTACGTTGCAACTTCTGCCTGTCCTTTTGGATAACGGTATTCCTTGCCTGCGTTACCATTTCGCTAACTGGCGATATCGAATACCTGTTAATTCCATTTATTTCAACACCCTTAGCACGTATATTGTTATGAGAAAAGAATGGTTGGGCACGCACTGCGTTGAGGTGTACGATAGCATCGAAGAATTGCCGATTACCCGTTGGCACAAATACCAGAAGTTCGCGCTCGTGGACGGTGGTATCGGGAGTGACCTCGGGGCCGTGGATGCTCATATATCGCGTACGGTCGCCTTTATCAAGCGTAACGAACGGGATAAGGCCGTGGCCGAGATGCAGAACTTGCGGCAGAACATTTTCTTTGTGCAGCAGGGTATAGACCCGCACCTGTTATCATACGCCTGTCTCGTGAAGTCCATCGACGGACGGCCGTGCGACGACCTAACGGAAGAGGGATTACGGCAGACGTTGGAAACGCTGTGCGATGTGCCCACGAATGTAATAACCGCCCTTTTTGAGGTGGTCAAAAAAAAAATCGAGGCAGAGTATTCAACGTATTTTGGCCAAAGTCAAATCAATAGCAAGGAAAAAGAGTACTGCGACAAGTTGAGGGCGCGGACGCTCGCCGTGCTTGACGAGGTTGAGAATGGTCACGATAACAAGGCCAAGATAGAGCAATTAACGCTCGACCTGCTCACCAGCCAGTCGCCCGTTACGTTTACGGGAGCAAAGAATTTTGAAGTTGATTTTGATTCGCAATTTGAACGGATGTGTGTAGTCCTTGCGCAGCACACCAACCTCAACCCAAAGCAGTGTACCGTAATGGAATTTTATCACGCCTACGAGGTAGTAAAAGAACAGCATAAAAAGAAAAAATAATGGCAGACGTTAACAACCCGATTAAGTATTCCGACCTTATAGTTCCCGACGATGCGTTAACCAAACTGGTCACGCAGTTGGATGAAGTTAGCGACGCTTATAATAACCTCGCGCAAAACATAAAGAGCGAGGCGGGGCGTATTTCTACGAGCCTTAAGACCGTGACGGGAGCCACGGAAGAGGGTCGCCAGACGATACGCAAGGCCAGCACCGACGCCGATAAGTTGGCAAAGGCCCAGAAGCAGCTCGCCGATGCCATGTCGCCCGTGGCCGTGGAGATTGCAAAGGTTAAGGCCGAGATTCGCGAACAAAACCAGCTGAACCGCATCGCAGCCAAAGAAGCAACGGCGGCAGCTGGTAGTTACAACGCCCTGTCGGCTCAATACTCGCGCATGAAAACCATCATAAACGGATGGGATGAAGCGACGCGCAAGGCCAACGCAGACTATATCCAACAGGCGGACCAGGTCTACCAGAAGATGAAGCAGATGCAGGCCGAAACGGGTAACATGACGCTTAATGTCGGTAATTACGAAGGGGCTGCAAAAGGTTTGCGGATGGAACTGCGCAACCTGACGCAGCAAATGGCGGCAATGCAATTATCGGGACAGGCCGGAAGCAAGGAATATCAACAACTGGCCGCAAGGGCTGGAGAGCTGCGCGACGCAATGGATGATGCAACGCAGGCAGTCGGCAGAATGGCCAGCGATACGGGCCAACTGGATATTGCCATGTCGGCACTCACGGCGGCCAGTGGTGGATTCACGGCCCTACTGGGCGCGATGAATCTTTTCGGCGGCGAGAGCGAAGAGGTTCAGCAGGCACAAAAGACCTTGCAGGCCACGATGAGCGTCACGATGGGATTAACGCAACTGCAGAACGCGCTGCAAAAGCAGTCGGCCCTAATGCTTGGCGTAACGAGGCTTCAAACCTACGCACTGGCGAAGGCAGAAGCCTACGAACGTCTTATTAAGATGAAGGGCACGGAAGCCACGATACGCGCAACTATCGCGCAAAAGGCGTTTAATCTTATCGCGAAGGCAAACCCGTACGTTCTAATCGCCACGGCCCTGATAACCGTTGTGGGTGCCCTGTATATGTTTAGCCGTGGCACGAAGGCAGCGGCCGAGGAGCAAGAACGGCTAAACAAACTGCAGAACGATTATATCGACTATCTCGTTCGTATTAACGAGTTGGAGCAAAACGCCAGCAAGCAACGGCAGCACAGCATATCGAACGAAATTGCACTGGCGAAAGCGCGAAATGCCAGCACGAAAGAAATTCGCGAGCTGGAAGATAAGTTGGATAAAGAGCGGCAACAGGCAGCACGTGAACAGGCCAAGATATACGCGACGCAAATTGCCAATATTCAAAACTATGCCAATAATATCAAAATCGCGAATCAGGAAATTCTCGACCTATCAAAGAGAAGCAAGAATGCGAAGGTTACACTGGTTATCGACGGCAAGAAAAGCAGGCTGAAAGTTGACGAAGCAATAAAGGCGTTACAGGATTATATCGATACGCAAGAAAAGAATCTCAAACTTGGAATCACTGCCGAACAGGAGGCGCAGGATGCACAAGCCGAAGCCGAGGAAAGGGCAGCCCAGCGAATCGAAGAGGACGCTGCACGCGCAAGGGATGCCCGTAAGACGGAACTTTCGGCCGTACAAGAGGCCGAGACGGCAAAGGTTAGCGTAATCAAAAATTCATACGAACGCCAGCGACAGGAAATTATCACACGTGCAAAGCAGCAAATAACGCAATTACGCGAAAGGTTGCGTACGGAAACGAATCTTACGACAAAGGCTCGCGAGGCAATTAACGTGCAAATTAATGCCATTGAGAAAAAGCGCGAGCAGGACCTCGAGAGACTAAGCCAGGAACGGCAAGATAAGGAACGCGACGCGTATAACGAGACACAGGCGATGCGTATCTCGCTGATGCGCGAGGGGTATCAAAAGGAAAAGGCCGAGATGGATGCCGAGTACGCAATGCGTGAGGATGAACTGCGAACAAAGATTCAGGACAGCAATAACTATACGCTGGAAGAGCGCAGGCAGATGAATGAACAGCTGTTACTACTTGACGAACAGCACGCACAGGATGAAGCAATGTTACAAGCGAAGTGGCAGGCTGTGGCTATGCGCGTGGCACAGGACGGCGTGGAATTACGACTGGAGGCAACGCGTGAAGGCAGCGAAGAGGAATTGCGCCTACGTTTGCAACTAATAGAGCAACAACGGGAAGCGGAGTTGCAGGCCAATAGGTCGGCAACGGAAGAAATGCGCCTCGAGGAAATGGATATTAACGCGAAGTATGACCGCCTTGCCCTGCGTGAGCGTGCCAAGTTCGCACGCCAGTACATCGACCAGTGGGCCGAAATGATGAACAGCGAGGTTGACCTCATGCGCGTAACGTCGTCGAAGAAAGAGACGATTAGCATGGAAATTGAGGCCCAAAGGTTGAAGAAAATCATCGACCTCATTGAGAGCGGTACAATGGAAGCCAGTACGGAAGAATTGACAACGTATCGCAATAAGTACGAAAAAACGACGCGCGATGTCGAAGCCATTAAGAAGTACGGGACCAAACTTTCGGGAACGGATGAACTCAAGCAAGGATTACAAGAGGCCGCCAATTATACCATCGAAATCCTTAGCACCGTAACCGATGCCCGCGTAAAGATGGCCGAGGCAGCCGTGGCGGCAGCAACGGCAGAGGTTGAAGCCGCACAAAGAACGCTTGATAAGGAAAAGGAGGCCGCCGCGAATGGCTATGCAAACAATCAGGAAATGGCGCAGAAGGAATACGAACTTGCAAAGGAAAACCAACGCAAGGCCGTAGAGCAGCAGCGCAAGGCGCAGCGTCAGCAACAGGTAATCGATACCCTGTCGCAGATTTCCTCGCTTGTAACGGCCAGCGCGTCGATGTGGAAAGACTTGGGATTCCCGATGGCCCTCGTTGGCATTGCAACGATGTGGGCCAGTTTTGCAGCATCAAAGATAATGGCGGCCAAACTGGCGAAGCAGAATACCGAACAATACGGAGAGGGCACCGTGGAATTATTGCAGGGTGGCTCACACGCCAGCGGCAACGATATTGACCTTGGCACGAAGCCAGACGGCACGAGACGCAGGGCAGAAGGCGGCGAATACTTTGCCGTTATTAACAAGCGCAGCTCACGGCGTTATCGCAGGCAGATTCCCGAGATAATCAATTCACTTAACGATGGAACCTTTGCACGTAAGTACGTTAACGCGTACGACGCAGCCAGCGACAACGGGGTTGGCATGGGTGTTATGATGCCAAGCCCCACCGATGTATCAACGCTGGAGGGTGAAGTAAAGAAAATTCGCGAACAGGGAGAGCGTCGGGTATATATGGACGCCTCGGGCGCAATGGTAATGACATATCGTAACGTAACGCGGAGGGTGAAAAGATGAAAAGTGTAGTATATCGCTGGTATTTGTCCGCTGACGGCGGCACAACCAAACAAAGGGTCTATCCCATATATAAGGGCGACCTGTCGAAGGATTACGAAGTGGAAAGCGGGATGCAGTTCTATCGGGCCAATTTGTCGGGCAAGATTGACTTTGTAAATGAGGATTACGACTGGATTATGGCGCAGGACCTTGCATCCGTAAAGATAGAAATTTACTTGCAAGTATCATTCGATAACCTATCCTCGGCGCAATTATACTGGCAGGGCAATTTCTCATTAACCGACATGGAGGTAAATGCCGACGATAAGCGAATTGTAGTCCAGCCACAGGTAAATGACCGTTACACTAAAGTCATGGACGGGCTGGAACGCGAATACGACCTGATACGCGACCTTGTCCCGCGTAGAAGTATCGTTAACCTCGTAAAACTGCCGTATATGCAGGTATTACTCGAGAAAGGGTTAAAAAAGGGTTATCTTGCTAACAATTTCGTTGATAATATCCGAGGCAATGAAGTATTCCAAGAGGATTGCATTGCAGACTATGATGCCGACCTTTACAAGTTTGGAGTTATAGGCCGTCCGATGGCGTTTATTCTTACGCCTACAACCGACGGGGACGGGCAACTGCCAGCCATAGATGCAGGGGGTACATTCGTTGGAGAGTATAATTATAGCGTTGGGAAAGCATCGCTGTTCTGCGAAGGCAGCGAAGAAAATTTCTACGAAATTCGTTACACATATACGGAAGGTGGTTATTTCACGCAAACAATTCAGCTCGTTAACCCATACACGGAGGAGGTTCTATACAGCGCAGAAATACGAGAGCCAGCACAAACGGCGTCCCCGATATGGCGATGGCAGCACGAATTTACGATGACGGCCGCAAATTCTTCGATGCAAGGGAGTTTCGTTGTGTCTACGCAAGCGTGGCTTATATCTGGTCGTATTATGACTGACACCGACGCGGAAAGGGTTGAAGTTGGTGGAGTATATGTCAATGTGGAACAACGCCCGTTGCAGGACCTCGTTGCTTACTCGCTGAATTATAAGCGCGTAGTTACGTTAAGCGAGAATTACGGAGGTTATGTCGAAATCAGCGGTAAAACCAGTACGGAATATATTGAGGGTAAAACCATCTACGGGAAAAATAGTAACGGCGAGTATTGGCTGCCACCAACGGAACTAAGAGATTACGTCCCGATAGCGCAAGCCTCGTGGCAGGGAAAGGTATCGTTATGGTCGTACCCGATGGGCGATTACGAGGACATGGAGAAAAAGTATTCTCTTAACGACGCATATCATATCGCCGACGTTCTTTCTTCGCTCTTGGCCAAAATTGACCCAACGATTACGCATCGCGAAACGGTGGCGTATTCCAAATTTCTATACGGCCCAAATCCAATTAGTGAAGTTAACGAGCGGTTACTGCTTACACCCAAGAGCAACGTATTGGCCAGTGAGTATTCGCAGGCAGCACAAAAGGGTACCATTACGCTGAAAATGGTTTTGGATATGCTCGCAAAGGTATATCAATGCTATTGGTGGATAGATAGCGAGAATCGCCTGCGTATTGAGCATATCAGTTACCTTGCGCAGGGGAAGTCTTATACCCCAGGTTCCACGGAATCGGTAGGCACTGACCTTACAATGCGACTTAATAGACGTAACGAAAAGGCGTGGGATTATAACAAAAACACGTGGACGTACGAGAAAGCGGATATGCCCGAAAGTATTACCTTCGCGTGGATGGATGAGGATGTCCGTGCCATATTCCAAGGACAACCGATTGTTTTGCATTCCCCGTTCGTTGAAAGTGCGAAAAAAGAGGAGCAGTCGATTAGCAACTTCACGACGGATATAGATATAATGCTGATTCAACCAGACAAGTTTAGCAAAGATGGTTATGCCTTATTAACGGGAACGAGTATTAACGGGCAGCTTATAGGGCGGACGATTATTTTCACGACAACCGTAGAGCAGGTTATTCAGGCAGGGGAAGCAGGCGCAGAGGTTACTATCGTTGTTAAGGCAAAGAATGCCAGCGGTCAACCCCAGCCAATCGAATACGGATGGCGTTCGGGCGACGTTTATAACAAAAGGGGCGACTTGGCAAGTCTCGACACCTTTGTGGAGAATACAATTACATTCGTTGCCCCACAAAAGGAATTTACCTTGTATTTCCGTTCGGCGAACGGCATTTCTTGCTCTATCGAAGTTGAATCAATTACGGGTGCGAATGTATATGACGGGAATATCGAAACGCCGCACGGATATAAGGTGCAGAATTACCACCTTGCGCTGGAGTGGCTTTTGCCGATGTTCTGGAAGTATAATCTGCCGACAAGCGAAGCCTCGTTTAATGGGCAGACGCCCGTTACGACAACGCTCGTGCAAAAAAACAGGACGCAACAGGTCAAACTACCGATAGGACCAAATCCCGACCCAGACGTGGAATTGCTTGTACGCACAAGCGTTGGGGATGGCAATGTACGCAAGATGTCTATACCGCTATCCTCGCGCGTGGCGACCATTACGTTACGGCAAAATACAATATAAGGCGCGAAATTTTGCAAAATTGATTATTAATAGTAACTTCGCAGTATGAAAAACGACAACCATAATTGCCTGCCGTTCTACGAGAGGATTGACGAACAAAACCATCGCAGGAACTACGCTTACGGGGATATATACCCTTTATTCTGCCCAAATGACCGATTCCTCGCGTTCCAAATCGCACGCAGGCACACGACAACAGCCGTGCAGATTCAACTCGTAAACCTTGCCGATGAAGCCAATGTACGGGATATTACGGCAGTGGTAACAGGTACGTTGCAGAGCTGGACTATTGTGGAGAACGCCTATACGGATAATGCAGGCAATGCAATGGATATAATCGTATACGCCCCGAACTTTTCCGTATTTCGCAGGACCTTAGAAGAGGGTAGATATTACCTGCGTTTTTACGATGGCACCCGATGGTTATATAGCGAAGTGTTTACGGTTGTCAGCAGGCTATCGAATTACCTGCGCATTACGTGGCGCAACCTTACCGACATACGCCTCGCGGATGGGTGGATTAAGTATGAGGGCCTCGGATTCACGTATACGAATACCCTATACCTCGCAACGGAATTGGGAAAACCCGAATACCCATTCGATGAAGAGGGCGAGAATCGTGATGGCTATTTCTTCGCCGAAAAACAGGTTAGCAGTAAGACGTATAAGGCCGTAACGATTGCACCCGAATACTTGTGTGATTGTATGCGCTTAATACGTTTATCGGACATCGTGGACGTACGCGATGGTTACGGCAACGAATACGCCTGCGATACATTCCTTGCTACGCCCACGTGGCAGGAACAGGGAAACCTTGCCGAGGTTGTTCTCGAGTTTACGACGGGAACCGTGGTTAAGACAATTGGGCACGGTTGGACGCGTTCGGGAGACTACGACAGCGCAGACTTCAATCAGGACTATAACAACTTTAATATTTAACGACTATGAATTACGAGCAACTATTGGCCGATATCAGGGCAGCAATTAGACCCAATGGCGAAAACGAAATAACGGGACAACTTATGCAGGACGTACTCGTTCGCATCGTTGAAGATTTGGCATCGTGCTATACATACGGCGGCGTAATTGGTATAACGACAACCCCAGGCACCGATAAACCTCACACCTTTTTCCTTCTCGGAGAGGTGGGCATCTATCCCAACCTCGGAGATATAGAACACGAGGGCGGCATCGGTATCGCTCTATGGGACGGCGTAAGCTGGGATTACGAAAACGTGCCGAGTAGTGCCGTAATCGAAACCGATGCAACACCAACGGCGGGGAGCACTAACCCCGTGCAGAGTGGCGGGGTGCAGAATGAACTTGCTTTAGGCGCGGTTTATGATATCTCCGCAAAGAATCCTACTGCTGGCCCTAACAATGATGGTAAATTTGAATCCTTATCAGCATTGCTCTTAGATGCAAATCTTAACACTCTTATACCTATCACTGTCAGGAAAGGTGGTATGAGCATCAAGTTTGTACAGACTTTTGACAATAACTACGTACAGTACTTGTACAAAAAAACAGATGCTGCGACTGCTGCTACATTTACCAATGTTGCTAATTGGGAAAAGCTGAACTTGGAAGAAAAAGTAGATGACTTATCCCTCAAAATGAGCGGGGCGGAAGAAATTATCGGGACTCGGTATTCCCTTGATAGTGATGCCCTAACAACTGGGAGATTCATCGATAGAACGGATGGGGAACAGAAAAATTCCCCTTATAGAAGTTGCACGGACTTTATTGAGGTAAAACCGGGTGCGAAAGTCAAATTCAATGTGTTGGGCGGCGGAGGTACAATTCAGTCCGGATATGCACTTTATAACCAAAGCAAGACATTCGTTTCTGGTGGTGGTTCAACATCTTCTGCCTCGGCTGCAACTGAAGAGTTCACGATTCCAGATGTGGTGTATTATGTAAGGGTATCGTTCTTTAATAGTTCAAGTACGGACTTTTCGACATTCTTTTTTGATTATGATGAAGACGGGGAGTTTGATGCACTTGTAGAAAATGTGAATGAACTTGGGCAGGAGGTTTCCGACTTGGATGAGCAGATAAACGGAGGAGAGAGTGAAACGGTTTCCGCCCCACGAATTGCTGATTCGTATTGGAAAAGTAGTGTATTTACGGGTTCTACTATCCCTTCTGCGCCCACTTCCATTCCCGGTTCTACTGATGGCATTTATTGCGACCGGCTTGATGTCTCCGAAGGTGAAAAATATGTAATATACGGAAACGGAAACTATTCCCATCTCCCGTTGTTTATTATTCTTTCGGCAACTGGGGCGATATTAGAGAAATATTTGGGGGACAATAGAGACGATGGTGTATTGCGTGTTATGCCGCAGGGTGCTTGTTATCTCTATGTCAATATGTATAATTACGATTCCACAAAGGACAAAATCGTAAAATATGTTCCCGTTTCGGGAATCAAAGATGAAGTTGATGATTTGAAAGATGAGGTTGATGCGATAGTTTCAGCCAACCCCGTAATTCACAACAAGTTCACTGGTAGCAAATTTTTTGCCGGACATCTTCCAATCCAAAGAATAGGGAGTACGGATTATTGTGTTATCATAATGTATGGGCAATCCCTTTCGACTGGTGCAGAATCCCCGGCAAGTTGGCTTGATACCCCGAATCCGAATTGTTATAAACTCGGTGAAAACATTTGGGATTATCGTGATAATTGGAATTTTGGGTTGCAACCTCTTTCGACAGGAAAAATCAGCAGAGTTCGTGCTGATGGAGTTTTTGAGGGAGTGCAACAAGACCCCGTTGTGTCTGCGGTGAACGCGTTTGCGAATTTGTACCAGATGGAAAGACCCTATGCGAACACAAAATTCATTGCTGTTAGTCTTGGTGTTGGCGGTTATACATTGGCAGAATTGGATACGGAAGAGCGGTATCCTAACTGCACCCACCACGTCCTTGACACAAAACTCGGAACATTTCTTGAAAAGGTGAAGGCCATCGCAGATGCAGAGAACAAAACAATTTCTGTCGGTGCGATTTTCTGGAATCAAGGAGAGGCCGATTATGGAAGAAGATATATCGGTAAGACATATGAGGAGTGGCTTGCACTTGCATCGGAACAAGCCGCAACAACGCCTTATAATATGGCGATGGACGGTAGCAAGGATGCCTATAAGCAGGGACTGAAGTATCTGCGTGATGATATGTATTCAATTATCTGCACGAAATTCCCTGCCCAAACCGCAAGACCCGCGTTCCTTACTTATGGCGTATGCGGAACTTTCATCAATAACGCATATATGACTATCAATATGGGAATGCACGAAGCCACAGAGGAAGAGTTGGATATGTTTGAGGTCGCACCGACCTATATGACACCTGACTATAACGGTGGGCATCTCTCTATGAATGGATATAGATGGTACGGGGAGTGTTGTGCAAAGGCACTTTACAATATTGCGTTAAAGAACATCTCGTTTAGGCCACTTCGTCCAAAGACTTTCGAGATAGTTGATAACAAGATTTACATCTATTTCGATGGTTGTATAGACTCGTTATCTCTTGATACTGCAATCGCTGGCAATAACTATAAAAACTATGGGTTTATCGTTAGGACTGGAACTGCAGAAGAATTAGATGCTGCCACGGTTAATCGCACAAACTCTGGTCAGCCGAGTGTCATCAAGACTATATCAAGCATTGAGGTAAACGACAACTGCGTCATTCTCACTTGTGCAGAGCAGTTCGCAGAGTATGTTGAAGTCATTTATGCCGGGATGGGTGAATTTGGCTATATGGGTTCGAACCAAGGCGGAGGAAATTTGCGAGACAATGAAGATTGGGCTGCACTATATTCGTACAAGGATGATTCGCTTGACCACGGTGCTTGGGCAAGTTCAAGATGGAGCAAGGCGGTGGCAACCGAAAGCGAAAAGGAAACTTTGGACGAGTGGCAAGAGGGGCAGACCTACGCATCCGGGGACAAGTGCCTTGTGTATGTGATAGAAAGCACCGAACCATACACAATCACATCACTACTGGATAACAACAATTATCCGCCGTTCAGTTTGGTTTCTCATCGGCCTGACATTGTTGGAAAGTTGTACCCGATGCAGAATTGGTGTATGCCGTTCTATAAGCGGCTTGAAAACAACTCATAGACTTTAACATTAGGGGGAGAGCCTGTGGTTGCGGCAGAACAACATTCGGATTCCACACCAACCTCCCCATTTTTAGAACATAGTTATTGTAAGAATTCGGTACATAATCAAAATATAAATGATAGGCGATAAGCACATTATATCGAACACAAGTCGGGCCGTTGGGATTGGATTAATGGCAACAGAGATTGAGGCGTTAATCTACGACCTCCGCTGGCTCATTGCCCTATCCTTTGCGCTTATTATTGCGGATTTTTGGTTGGGCGTAAGCGAAAGCCGAATGGTTGGCAAGGAAATAAGACGCAGCAAGGCATGGCGTAGGACATTTAACAAGGTTGTCGATTATATGTGTTATCTCATGGTTGCTGGATTACTTGGCAAGGCAATCGGCGAGCCAATGGGGATGAACGCACTGCGGGTCGCAAGTATTGTTATGCTATTAACGTGTGCATGGGAACTGGATAGTATATACGGCCACATTTGCGTCCTGCACGGAGTTGAAAAAGACTTTAGTATTCGTAAGTTTCTTGTCGGGTTGTTTAAGCGCAAAAACGACGCCATACGTGACGCGGCCAATGAAGCCGAAGAAAGGGGGAGCGAATTATGAATTATATTGTAAATTTCTTTGCGACGCCCGTAACCGATTACGGGGCGTTGATTAAGGCCCAATCACTAACGGGTACATCGTCGAATTATAATATAAGGAGAAAACAAAGATGAAACTAACAACCAATTTTACGCTCGAGGAATTATACGCAAGCCCAACGGCGCAGCGTCGGCATATCGACAATACGCCCAGCCCCGTAGTACAGCAGAACCTCAAAATGCTTGCGGAGAAGGTTCTGCAGCCAATACGCGATACATACGGCTATCCTATAATCGTGAATAGCGGCTACCGTTGCGCAGAGTTAAACAAGGCCGTCGGCGGTGTGCGCAATAGTCAGCACCTGACGGGGTGTGCAGCAGATATACGTTGTACGCACACAAGCAAGGCATACCTTTTTCGTGTTATCACGAAAATGGTTAAGGACGGCAAGATTGAGGTTGGGCAACTGATATGGGAATACGGCACCAGCGACGAGCCGAGTTGGATTCACGTATCGTTACCGATGGCCACCAAAAAGAATCAAATTCTCTATCTATATAAGGCGCAGAAATGAAAAAGATACTCGTACTTATAGCAGGATTATGCATTATTGCCCTTTTTCTGCAACGGCGTCAACTGGGCGAGTTGCGACAGCAGCGCGAACGATACAAACAAAACGCCGACGTGGCCCTAACCGAAGCCAGACGATACCGAAGCAAGGATTCGTTAAACGTGGTTCGTATTAATGCCCTGCGCTTGTCGCTGAATGAACTGGAACGTTATAGGGCAGAGGACGCGAAGGCCATCGCACACCTGCAGATGAAGGGCAGGGACGTAAAGGGCATAGAATCGCACGCTACGGGCACGAAATACTCCGTGCAGGCACTTATACGCGATACCATAATAAAACGCGACACAATCGCCGTACAGGCGCATTGCGTGGATTATCATGATGCTTGGCTTGACTTTTCGGGATGTCTTGAACTTGATTCCTTTCGAGGCGATATAAGCATACGAGATACTATATATATAATAGAAAGCGTTAAGCGGAAGAGATTCCTTGGATTCCTTTGGAAGACGAAACGGGTCAAGGAACGGGCGTGGGATTGCTTTTGCCGCAACCCGCACACGGAAATTGCTACCAGTAGGCACGTATTGATAGAATAGTACTTCATTTTGTTTTTTACCATGTTTAGTTAAGATTGGGGTCGGGTTAGTCGTGAGATTAGCCCGATTTTTTGTAAAATACAAAGAAATTTAGCAAAAAACATAAAAAAGTTATATAAAAATTTTGTTATGTCAAAATAATATTATAATTTTGCATCATAAACATAAACCTAAAAGCACAAAACAATGAAAAAGACAATCGAACAAATGGCTTTCTTGGTAAAGGTCGGATATTTTATGAAGAATGGGAGAGGTGTTGAGTTAATAGGCAGGTTTAACGCACTCGACGAGGCAAGGGCCGCCGCTAACAACTACGAGAAAAAGCTGTATGACAAGAATTATAAGCGCGAATTTTGCGTGTATAACGAATCCGACGGCATTCATAAAGGATTTTATTTTACAATCTTTTAAGAGCGCGAACATCAAATTACGGAAAATACACTATTTGAAGAGCATTAACAAACACTTAAATTCACAAGATTATGACTACACAAGAACTAAACGAGAGAGTGGAAAGGATTGCCCCAGCAGAGCACGGCACCTGGAAAGTAACGATTAAGTATCGTGGCAAGGAATATAGCGCATATACGCATAACTCGTTGGCCATCGATAGACTTTCAAGCGATGTGATGCCCAGTAATCAAAAAGACTGCGATTACACCTATAAACAAGCATTACAAACCATTTACGATGAAGTCGTGAAATATCACGACCTCGGGAAATAATCAAGTTAATTTGAACACGAATTACACGAATTGAACGAATTATGGAAAAGATTGAACTGATAAACATGGCACTCTTTGAGATTGGCCGCGAGTGCCAGATTGTCGATGCTTTGAGCAAGGAATCCTTGCGACATATTGAAGTCATCGAGG